TTGATAATAGAACCTAAAATAGATAAAGAAACGCAGAAAAAGTTAATAGAAAACTTTAATAAATATTTAAGCGAGCATAGAGAAAAATATTGTTCGCTTTTCTTAACAAATTATAGAGAAAGTAAAGATATCGCTAGGAAACGAATATCATTCGATTTAGTCTATTCAATAGCAGAATATATATTAGACAAATTGAATTCTCCCTGATTTAATTATTGTGTTGTTAAAATCATACAAACTGCCTACAAAAATATTATCTTTAATAATCATATATTTTTCTTTATTTAATAAATAATTAAATTTTTCTATACTTTTATAACATGTATCTCCGTCTAAAATATTAAAGAAGTGAATATTATTATTTTTCATATTTTTAACTAGGTATTCTAATTGATATTTAATAAAATGATATACTTCTCTTAGTGTTCGCGTTTGTGCTCCTCCACTATCGCAAACAAACTTTAAATTAAAATAATATGTATTATCATCTCTATATATTATACCATCAAAGTTTTCTGTAAAATCAAATCCGTTTTCATATGTTAGAGGATTCTTAATATTTTTAATTTCTATATTTTCTATGTCTAATCTCTGATCTGTTTTTTTTAATTTAGTAGAAATTAATTTTTCTATCAATTCAATTTGATATTTTTCACATTCATTAGATTTCCCATTATTATACCACGTACAATTTTTACGCCAATTTTTCGTTTGATAACAAGATTGAATAATTTCGCAATCTATACTATCATTTAATGATTCATTAAGATTAAGAATTGGCATTATTACAATATATATTGTAATGTAATTATCATTTTTTTAAATATATTTAGACATCATATTTTAATAAAAATTGATATAAGCGTTTAAATATATATATTTTTTAACAAAGTATTATTATGAATAGCGGAATGCTAATCTCGAATGTCCCCCCTACCAATCTAACTGAATTAATTGAAAAAACTTATAGTAATTATGATGGTAATAGTTCTTATGCCAATACCCTCATTGCTACTCTTAAGACGTATCATTTCTGGCCCAATATCAAAGTTAAGAAATTTAAGAATAATGATGATATTGTGCTTCTTCATAATAATTACAAGATGAATGATATTTACGAATACAAAGAGTTGTATGAGCAGTGTAGGAGTATTGTCTTGGACTTTACGCTATCTTGTAATAATAATGTTGTAGTAACATATGCTAATTCTATTCCGCGAAGAATTAGTTATGAAGAATATGTCAGTTCGCCGCTGTACAACGCGACTGACAAATGCTATGAAGCATATGACGGAACTATTATTACAGTTTATAATTATAAAAATCAGTGGTATTTCGGTACTTCGAGTTGTCCCGATGCGAATAGTTCAAAGTTTTCGCATCCTACGAAGTCCCATGGTAAGATGTTCGACGAGGTACTAGAACAATTTTATAGTAGAAATCCCGAAATTGTTGAAAAGATGTCTCAAGTATCTCCTGATGATGTTAGCGAATCTTTGCGCGCGATGTTTGTGTCTAATTTGAATCCGGAGCACGCATATGAGTTTGTACTAATTCATTATGAAAATAAACATATTATTGATTATAGCGATGTTCTTGGTGAAAATTATAAGGAACTTGTACATATCAATACAAAAAATAGGATTACATTGGAAGAATATGATATTAACGAGGCGTCAATTCAAGAACTCTATAATATGGGAGTTAGATATCCGGCATATTTCGCGGATATTAATCAGGCGAATCTTCATATTAATCAAAATAAAAGTTATGGATTGATTATTAAGAAGAAAATGGAAGGAGAAAACTTTTCGCGACTATATAAAATTTCTTCACAGTATATTAATTATCGCGAAGAAACTGACCCTTGCCATCCTAATATATGGATGAATATTCTGTCGGTATATATGAAAAATAAACAGAATTATACAATCAAGGATTATATTGCTACATATAATCCTAACATTCAGATTCCTGTTGATAATAATGGAAGACAGATTGACCCTACATATTTGGTTCATACGATTATTTCGACAATTAAGGATAGCCTGTATAGTTATTACAAGTCGACGACGACATATAATCCTACATACAAGAGATATAAGATGAATAAGGAGATGGATAAGCAATTTGCTCCAATTATTCAATATCACTTGGCGCAATTGAGAAACCTACAGGTTACCACATTTAATAAGAAACTAATTACCTGTTCGAACATTTATTATTATTTGTGCCAATGTAATGATGTTAAGAATATTAAGACCCTGATTCAATTCTTTGCTTCTAATCCAATCAATGAAATGCAATCGCGTACATCTATGTGTTTCGCAATAATGAATACATTGATTTCCTAAATTTCATAAATCTAAAATATATTGATAATAATAGATAAGACTAAAAAATATGGTTGATACTTTTTCTACACAAGGTTGGATATACATATTATTCAGTATAATATTAACTATCGTATGTTTAATATTAAATGTGTATATACAAGGACCAGGATTATATTTACTAGTTTATGTAATATATATTTTTGTTATAATGCTAACAGGTTATAATATAACCTGCTTGACAAAAGGAGAATGCCATATATGGAGTTGGATAGTCAGCATAATGTCTTTGATACCTATGGCATTATTAATAGCATTCTTGATATATTTTATTATATATGTTAAAAAATAAAATGTAATTTCATATATTTTTCTTTTTCTGGTAATAATTTGTAATATTATTTTACATAAATATTAAAAAATGATACAAAAGCATAACATAATTATTACGTTTCTCTGCTTCTCTAAAGTATCTCGAAAGCCTCGTGAAAGTCTCGCGAAAGTCTCATCAAAGTCTTGCCAAAGCCTCGCGAAAACTTCAATCTTCTTTAAGAAAAATGACCACGACTACTACAGAAACCGCACAATCTGCCTTATCAGTTATTTTCAAGGAACGTATTCGGGACATGCCAGATAATCTCGATGATAAGGAAATCCTGGCGTATTCGAAGATTATTAAGAATATTATAGAGTTGGAAAATGATTTACAGAAGATAGGAAAGGAAGAGGCAAAGGCGCAAACTGCTTTCTCCTGTGTCTTCAAGGAACGTATTAAGAATATGCCGGATGATATTGATGATAAGGAAATCTTGGTATATGCGAAGAATATTATAAAGTTAGTAAGGGATATAAACAAGATAGGGAAAGGAAAGAAGAATCCAGCAAATAAGGAATAAATTGTATATAATGTATTACAATGTATATAATGTATTTTTATATTTAATTATATTTTTTATTTTTAAAAATTGATATATAAAAATATTATAAACTATATATTAATAGGATGTTTTACAATTATAAGTTTGATTCTAGCGACCCTTCAAACAATCATAGTTTTGATATTCATGATGTAGATTTGGCTATAGTAAATGGTATTAGAAGAATAATCATGACTGATGTTCCTAATCTAGGAGCAATTGGTGAAAAACTAGATAAGGACGAACCTACTGTTGATGTTATAAATAATACTGGCGCTTTACACGACGAATTTATCATACATCGCATCGGATTGATTCCGATTTGTATGACGACGGATGAAATTGAAAATTACGAAGATAATTCGCTAGTTATTGAATTGAATGTAAATAATACTACTAGTAAAAGCGTCGACGTAAGAACATCGGATTTTAAGGCGAAACTAAATGACGTAGAACTAACCGAAAAAAAACTACGAGAACTCTTTCCTCCTAACAAAGTTTCTAAACATAATATATTAATTACGCGCTTAAGAGCGGGCGAACATCTTCATCTAAAAGCGAATATTGTAAAAAGAACGGGACGCGATAACGCATCATTTAATCCCGTTTCTCTATCGAACTTTTCTTATATCCAAGATCCTAAAGAAGCGAAGAAATATGATAGCATACTAGATAAAGAGAGAGCATATTATAGAAATGAATACGGCGACCCTACAAAATTCAAGTTTGATATTGAGCATATCAATGTTAATATGGGGCCGCGATATTTAGTTCCGAAATCTCTAGATATTGTAATAAATAAATTGAATAATTTAATATCTGAATTGGTTAATATTAATACGTCAGAGATTGTAAAAATTCAGCAATTCCAAGATATTAAAGAGACATATGAGTTTATTATAGACAACGAAGATGATACGCTGGGTAATATTATACAGTCTTATGTACATAATAATTATGTCAGAAGTAAGAAAGATGTTAATTCGACGCTCTGTAAATTCATAGGTTATATATGCCCGCACCCTCTAAAAACCACTATGATTATTAGAATAACACTAGATGCTATTACAGAAAAGAACATGTTTATTACATTTATGGAAAAAATATGTAAGGAGATTATAAATGAATTAGTAGATATTAAGACAAAATGGAATAAATTCGCAATAGATAATAATGTATCATAATTTATATTATTATATATTAAAAGAAAGAGAAAAATTTAATAATGTCAATAAATATCAATGATATTGAGTATAATTACGAAGATGAGGAATTAGACGATATTGAATATCTTGAGATAATGAGTTTAGATGATATTATTAAGGATAATCCTTCTTTTATAGCATTGTCGCGAGAAGATATAAAGAGTAATTTATTCGAGTTATTCGCCGATAAAAAGAAGGTCGATAATATAACTGACCTTTTTTATAATATATTAAATAATAATGATGCGAATCGTGGAAAATTAAACGAATATGACAATTATATATTTAATGCCGAAGCAGAAAAAAAAGATTCTAGTGTTGATACGATGGATAAAAATGATATCCTAAATTTTAACAATTTGAAAAAGAAAGCAGTATTAAATCACGATGAAGCGAAAGATAAGTATTTTTTTGCCATTAGATATAATACGGATTCTGCGAAACTGCGATTTAAACCCGACGCAAAAATTAATATTACATTAGAACCTAATAATAAATACTTTCCAATATACTATCCAGTATTTCCAATTGACGATGTTAATATTCCTATTATATCTGCTTATTACAAAATTCCCAAGGCGATTATAAATGATTACGTATATACCAAAATTACGTCGCATTTAACTAAAACCAAAAATATCAATCTTGTATCTTCAGAAAATTATGAGAATATAAATGATTTAGTCAAAGATGTTAAACCAGATATCAATAATGTTATAGATTACCTTAAAAAATGCTTTGAATATGATTATTATAATATAGAAATTGCTTTGAATAAATTTGGTAAATCTCTAGATTTTATTAACACAGACGACTTCTCTATTTTATGCGATTATTTGACAACAGTTAGTGAAAAATATAAAGAGCGAAAAAATATATCTAGGCGAATCAATATTAAAAAACCCGAAATTATAAATAAAAAGTTGATTTTCTTTGACAAATTGAGTACCACAATACAGTTATTAAATTTATCAGAAAGCGCCGTTATGTATTTAGATAAAAATAAAATGAGCCTACAGGATTATCGCGATAATAATATATTGGCAGATAAAATAAAACGATTGGAAGATTTTAAAATATACGAAATAATACAGGCGATTAAATCAAATGGGAACTCCGACGATAACTCTGTAATATTAGAAGTATTGGATATTATCAAGCATACTCTTAAAAATAGTAATATAGTAGAAGCGATACAATCAATCGATAATATATTGAAAACATATGATAAAAAGGAATTGGTATTAAAGAAATATGAAATAGTAAGAAAGGATAATGAATATTCGCGCAATCACATTTTT